ATAACGATTCGTACTCTCAGAATGTAATGTTTAGCCCTACTCCATGTGTTGGCGATATAGTACATGATAGAATAATACCTACTATTATAGGAGTTGACAAAGACTTACAGCCAGTTAGAACCAACGCAAATATAAGAATACTATATTACGGAGGAATGAAGTCTACTAACCAATCATGGAATTTAAGAATAGTTAATTCTTTAGGTACTGTATTATCTAGCGTTTCTTATACAACCTATCCTTATTCGGGGATGTGGGATGACCCTTATAGCCCTACAGAAGACATAGGCTTTGGATTGCCTAAAGAAATATACTACGATAGCACTTTTGGAACTATTACCGTAAGTAACAATAACCTCTATAATAAATACCATAGAAAGGAATTAGAGGAGCAAACAGACAAAGATAGTAGACTAGTTACAGCATACTTTTTATTGAATCCTACAGACATTTATAACTTAGACTTTAAGAAGCAATACTTTTTTGATAATGCTTATTTCAGATTACAAGAGGTAAAGTATATACCTAACAGCTATGAAGTAAGTGAATGTAAATTTTTAAAACTAAAAACAGCGCAAACTTTTACAGCTACTACCAAACCATTAGTAGGAGGATATACTGAAGACATAGCAGATGAAAAGATGCCTGCAAGCTCTTATAAGATAATGTCAAATAATAACATACTAACAGAAAAGAGCGCAAATGTAAAAGGCTTTGGCAATAACATAAATAGAACATCTAGATATGTCGACATCGTAGGAGATAATAATAAAGTAAGTTCTAATTGTGTAAATATAAACATACAAGGTAATAACAACCTAGTAGAGTCTAACCTTAAAAATGTAACATTAATTAACACCTCTAATACAACTGTAACAGAGTCTAATGTAACTTATGTTAACGGAGAGATAAGAGGAGCAGGGAGCGTAGTAAGTATTACAGCAGACACTACAGCAACGGAAGAGGTTAAACTATATTTATGCGATGCGAGTGGTGGCAATATAGATGTAACCTTACCAACTAACCCAACGCAAGGCAAGACATGGAACTTTAAAAAGGTGGGAAGTTCAAATACTGTACGTATTAAATCTTCTGCTCCTGTGTTAATAGATGGCTCAGATACTACAAGTTTAACAGCTAATCATAAATCGGTAGTAGTGCAATTTGATGGAATAAACTACAAAATAATAGAATAACATGGCAGACGAGAAAATAAGTTTAGAATTATTTATAGAAGCTGACAAAGCTAGTATGACTCTAGGAGACTTAGAGGAAGGCTTTGAGCAAATGAGTGAACGACTTAAAAAAGTAGGCAGAGGGAGTGAAGAGTTTAAACAACTTTCTAATGCTATGGCTAAAACTAGCGCAGAGATTAAGAATATAGAATTAGGCTTTGAAGGTTTAGACAGAGAACAGGTAGCTAGTGAGCTAGGAAGTGTAGCAGGAGCAGTAGGGGACTTAACAACATCCTTTATTTTATTAGGTGGAGAGAATGAAACACTAGAGCAGATAGGGCAAAATATAGAAAAGGCTATACTTATTTCTATGGGCTTGAAAGGAGCTATTGAAGGTATAAGCTCGGCTCAAAAGCTATGGAATAATGTACTTAAACAAAGTGAAGCAGCGCAGGAACTTTTAACCCTTGCTACTAAAGGATGGGGAAAGGCATTAATAGCAACTGGAATAGGTGCTATAATTGCTTTAGTGGCTACTTTAGTTACTAAGTGGGATGAGTTAACGGTAGCTATAGGAATGTCATCTAAAGAACAAAAACTATACAATGATGTAGCACAGGAAGCTATAGACGCAGTAGCTGAGGAAATAAGCGCAAGCGACAAGCTACAAAAGACTTTACAAGATGAGTCTATATCCAGAGAGGAAAAAAACAAGGCTATAATAGAACTACAAGACGAGTACCCTAATTTACTGTCTAATATAGATGCGGAAAAAGATAGCTTAGATAATATTAATAAGGCTTTAGAGTTAAACACTAAACTATTAGTATTAAGAGCAAAGCAGGAAGCTATAGCATCTCTAAGAGCTGACGAATTTAAAGAACAATTAAAAGCTCAAGCCGAAGCACAGACAGGCGCTAACGTAGGTTTCTTTGAGTCTATTGCAGGCTTTCAAACATCTTTAACAACTCAAATAGATGCTCAAGACTTAGCCAACGCGAAAACAGCAGACGCTATAAAAACATCTAAAGAGCAAGTAACAGTATTAGATGAATTAAATGACACAATACAAAAAGAAATAGACTTGCTATTAGAAGCAGGCGCAGTAGGAGAGGATGAAGTAAACAAGGAAGCCGAAAGACTAAAAGAAGCCGAAAGGATAGCAAAAGAAAGAGCAGAAAGGAGAGCGCAAAGACTAAAAGACCAACAGGAAGCAGATAAAAAAGCATTTGAAGAAAGGAAAGCAAGGCGAGATATTGAGCTAGTAGAAACAAAAGAGTTTAACGAGGAAATGTATATAGAGGAGGAAGAAAAGACCTACCATATATTAAACTTCATGCAGTTAATACAAAAGCAAAAAGCAGAAGAACACGAAAAAGAATTAGCAAGAATAGAAGCCGAAAGACAGGCAAGACTAACAGCTACTCAGGAAAGGCTAGAAAGTGCTTCTCAAGTAATAGGAGCTATAGGTAATTTAAACAGCATGGCTCTGCAAAATGATTTAAAAAATGCAGGAGATAACGAAAAGAAAAAAGAGCAACTAAGAAAGGCAAGTTTTGAAAGAGAGAAAAAGTTAAATATAGCAATGGCTTTAGTAAATGGCGCACAAGCTCAAATGTCTATACTAGCACAAACACCAAAAGCAGATTTTGGAATCGCCACAGCTATAGCAATGGCAGCAGCAGCAGTTACAACCATAGCGCAAATAGCAGCAATTAAAGCTACATCTTATCAAGGCGGTGGAAGTCCTGTAACCTCAGAATCTCAAAATGTAAGTGCAGGAGGCGCATCTACAGCATCAGGAGGAGCATCTATAACTCCAGTTAGTAACACTAGCACAATACTAGGAAACCAACAGGTATTCGTTACTGAAACAGACATCACAAACACACAAAACAATGTAAGCGTAATTGAAGAAAGCGCTACTTTTTAAAATATAACACAATGGAAAAAACAGAATTACTAGAATTAGTTATTGACGAAGATGACGAAAGCGGAGTGCAATACATTTCGATCGTAGATCAGCCTGCTATAGAGTCACAACTAATGGCATTTAAGAAACATGAGTTTGAGGATACCTTTAATGACTACCCTGAAAGCGCAAGCAATAACGCAAAGAAAGCTATTAAGTACAAAGAGGAGAACGATGTCGATTGTGGCACTCGTGTAGGATGGACTAGAGCGCGACAATTAGCCAACAAAGAAAAAATATCATGGGAAACTATCGGTAGAATGGCGAGCTTTAAAAGACATCAACAAAATAAAGATGTACCTTACTCGGAAGGATGCGGTGGCATAATGTGGGATGCTTGGGGAGGAGCTTCAGGGATTAACTGGGCAATAGCTAAAATGAAAACCAAAGATAAATTTGAGCAGTTTAAAATAGAGGACGAAGAAAAGCGAATCATAAGCGGTTACTTTATGAAAGCAGACCTCCCTATAATGAGACTAAGTGAAAATAACGAAAAGTTTTATGTAGTTTTTAGGCGCGACACTATAGAGAAGATAGTAAACAAATTCTTTAAGAATGGATTAAACGCGAATGTAAATTTAATGCATGACTCAGATTCAGATGCAAAAGGGGTTTACGTTATTGAAAGTTTAATTATAGATTCTAAACGAGGAGTTAAAACTCCTATAGGTTTTGAAGATGCACCCGATGGTTCGTGGTGGGGTTCTATGAGAGTAGAGAATGACGAAGTATGGGAGCAAGTAAAGAATAAAACTTTTAGAGGCTTTAGCGTAGAAGGTATGTTTAAGCAACTTTCCCCTGTTTCAATCGATGAGGAACTAGTAAACAAAATTAGACAAACAATCCAAGAATTTGAAAAAAGTATACAAGAGAGTGTACAAGTAATAAATAATAAAACAATAGAAGTTATGAGCAAAGAAACTTTAGACAAAGTGAAAAAATTAATCTTCGGCGAAGAAGTTAAGGAAGTAGAGGCAGAAGCTACTCCAGAAGTAACCGAAATTAAGTTAATGTCTGCAGAATTAGCAGATGGAACAGTAGTAAATATCGAGCCTGCTTTGGAGGTTGGTGCAATGGTTACAGTTGAGGTAGAGGGCGAAGTTGCTCCAATGCCTAACGGAGAGTATCCTTTAGCAGATGGAACAGTATTAACAGTAGCAGAGGGCGCAATCACTGATATTAAAGAAGTAGAAGCAGAGGAAGAGGAAGAGCTAAGTACAGAGGCAACTCCTGAGCCAAAAGCTGAAACAGTAACAGAGGCAAAGATTCGAAAGATTATCGAAAGCACAGAAACTGTATTTAATGAGCAGATTGAAAAACTTTCTAATGAGTTAGAAACAGTAAAAGCAGAGTTTGCTAAATACAAAGAAGAAGCAGACACGAAGGAAAAAGCTATGTTTACAGCAGTTGAGGAACTTGCAAAAGAAAGCAGCGTAGCACCAATTAAGAAAAAAAGAAGTGGAGTAATTTCTCCTAAAAAGAAATCAATTTTTACAGTAAATAAATAAACATTAAAAAAAATTATTATGGCATTTAGCTTAGGAACATTAGCAGCATACATAGAAGATCAGGACTTTCCATTGATTGCACAGATGCAAGCATCAGGAGGATTGGCAGAAGTAGCTGACATTCAAACAGGAATTAAAGGAAGCTCACATTTGCAGTTTTTATCAACGGACGTAGTGTTCGGATCTGACGCGTGTACAAGAACAGCATCAGGAACAACAGCACTAACACAAAGAACATTAACAGTAGGAGCTATTGCAGTATCTGAAAACCTTTGTATTAAAGATTTAAACGGATATTGGGCACAAGTATTAGTAAAGAAAGGAGCAGCAGGAGAGGAAGAAATGCCTTCAGAAATTGAAGCTGTTTACATGGAAAAGAAGATGAATGCTATGCAGAATCAACTCACCATTTCTGACTTTCAAGGAGACACTACAAGTGCAACAAACAACCTTTCATACTACGATGGTCTTTTGAAAATTGTTGACGCAGGAGCAGCAGTAGATGGTAACACAGGAGGAGTTACTGTAGCAACGACTATCAGCACATCTAACGTACTAGCTATCTTAGACGACATGTGGTCTGCAATCCCTGAGAACATCGCAAACGCTGACGATTTGTCTTTGTTTGTACCTATCTCAGTTTACAAAAAATATGTAGTAGCATTAAAGAACGCTAACTTATTTCATTTCTCAGGAGATGGCGAGCAAGAAAGACTTTACGGAACTAACGTAGCTCTTAGACCTACAGTAGGACTACCAGGCGCAGCAGGAACAGAAAGAATGATTTTAACTCGTAACGCTAACATCGTAATTGGAATGGACGGAGACGCTGACGAGGACGCAATGAAAGTTCGTTTAGACCCTGTTACTGAGAAAAACATCTTCTTTGACGTTACTTTCAAACGTGGTGTACAAGTACGTTTCATTGACGAAGTAGTAGAATTTACATTGGTACCTTAGTAGTACTTTAACAATTAACTAAGAGAGGGGTGGGTAATTGCCTAACCCCTTTTTTTATAACACTAAAAAAAATATATAAGATATGGCATGTGCATTAACACAAGGAAGAGCAATAGACTGCCGTAATAACGCAGGCGGTATTCAAATGGTATTGATTGCAAATTTCGGAAACATTACGATAGACACTGTAGCTTCAGGGGTAATTACAGCAATGACTCAATCGGGAGGAACTAGCTTTTACAAATACAATTTAGAAAAAGAGAACGGAAGTTTAGTAGAGACTCAAACAGGAAGTTTAGAGAATGGAACTAACTTTTACGATTCAGTTTTAGATTTTAATACTAAGAATTTATCTTCATCAGAAAGCGAGGAATTAGCGCTATTAGATCAAGCTCAATTATTCGTCATTGTCAAAGATATGAACGATAAATACTGGACAGTAGGAGCTTATCATGCAGCCGATAAGTTAAGTGGTACAGCAGTTACAGGAGCGGCATTTGGAGACCACAACGGATACACTTACAGCATCACAGCTAAAGAAAAAGTTAGAATGCTAGAAGTAGGTTCTTCAGTTATCGCAGGACTAACTATTGCATAGTTTTAACCAACTAATTAAGGAGAGGTAGTTATTAATTTAGCTACCTTTTTTTATGCTCAA